TGCCCCCGTCAGGATCTAATATCTTCAATGGAGGCAACAGACCTACTCCGGCAACGCTGACGATTGCGGGTCCAGTTGTTAACCCGCGCATTGTTAATGACACCTACAGCAAGACGCTACCGTTCAACATCACGCTCGGAGCTTCGGACACTCTGGTGATCGACTTGCTTAACCGGACCGTCTTGTTCAATGGTGCGAATGCACGATCGACACTTCAGACTTCGGATTGGTTCCTATTCAATCCGGGAAACACATTCATCAGGTTCGGTGGCGCTTCAGGGACAGGCACGCTGACCGTCAGCTACAGATACGCATGGAGGTGAGTTGTGGCTGAATTCAATCCCCCGGGGTGGCTCCAGAACGCTGGTGCTACTCACACAGCAGTTCAGATGAGGAACTACATCGCCGGACTCGCTGGTGGTGCATCTGCATCGGCAGCGTTGACTGGTCGTGGCGGTGTCAACATCTCGTTGGGCAACAAGCTCGTCGTCACGCAGACGGGCTCGCCGTCTATGGCTGTGATCGTCCGTTCCGGTGTGGCATGGGTGCCTGGCACCGAAGCTGGTAGCCAAGGCTCGTACGGCGTCTTGAATGATGCTGACGTTACCCTGAGCATCTCGGCTGCGCACCCGACCTTGCCTCGCATCGACATTGTAGCATTTAAGGTGCAGGACACTCAGTACTCTGGCGCCGTGAACTCGTGCTCGCTGGTTGTCGTTACTGGCACTGCGGCTGGTTCGCCTTCAGCTCCTGCTGCGCCTGCGAACTCCATTGTGTTGGCTAACGTAGCTGTAGCTGCAGCGGCTACGTCCATCACGAATGCCAACATCACCGACAAGCGTACTTGGCTCACGGGTGCTGGTGGTATCATGGTCTGCACAAGCGGCACTAGACCTGCTGCCGGTACCGTAGGCGCGGGGCAAGTGATCTACGAGTCAGACACAACGTTCATCTATCGTACCGATGATGGTGGAACAACTTGGACCAAGTTGCCGTTCAAGTACACAGCTAGTCAGGTTCTTGGAGCTTCAGCAGCATCCGTGACCTTCTCAGGCATTCCAACTAATTTGAAGAAGCTTAGTATTCGTTTTACGGCTCGTTGCGATGTGGTCACGACGTTCCAATCTATGTCAATCAAAATCAACAACGATGGCGGAGCTAATTACAATTCGCAGACCCTACAAGGTTCTGGATCTACAGCAGCGTCATCTCTGATATCAGCCTCAACAAACGGTTTCATAGGTTTGATTCCAGCATCCACCGCAGCAGCCGGCCAATTCGCTGGAGGCCAAATAGAGATTGAAGGTTGGGACTCGCCCCACACTAACTACCTGAGTATGCAAAGCATGACGATTCTTACTGGTACTGTGAACGCTGCCGACATAGGAGGAGTACAGTACACGCAGGCTGGTCCTTACAACCGTATCGACTTCATTCCTCAAGCCGGTAACTTCATTGCTGGTTCGGCGTTCTACCTGACGGGCGAGTACGAGTAAGGAGGTTAGCATGGCAAGATTTGGTACGTGGCGCGGTCCTACAGTCAACAAGGTCACGGGTGGTATGCGCGAGTGGCGAGGAGTCGTCATTCACATTGCCGAGGGTTCCTACGAGGGAACCATCTCGTGGCAGAAGAATCCATCGTCGCAAGTCTCGTCGCACTTCGTTGTCGACTACGATGGCACGATCGGTCAGGTCGTCGACACAGCCGACACAGCCTGGACGCAACAGGCAGGTAACGGACATTGGATCAGCGTGGAGAATGCTGGTCACAGTCCGAACCCGTTGACGGCAGAGCAAGAGAAGGCCAACGCTGCGATCCTCAAGTGGGCTCACGACACTCATGGCGTACTACTACAGCTGGCCAACGATCCGAATGGTCACGGACTGGGTCACCATTCAATGGGCACCAACGGTCATCAGAACCCAACCGATACCTGGACCGGAGCGACTTGGGGACACGAGCAGTGTCCCGGCTCAGCAATCTACGCCCAGAAGCCGACAATCCTGGCTCTGGCCAAGGGAACCGCTCCACTGGAGGTGGACATGTCAACAGTCATGCTCGTGAAGGACGGAAGCGGCAAGGAGTACTGGAGCGACACGATCAGCACCGTACGTCCGGTCGTCAACCACAACGACGACTTCTACCGCTTCCTCGGCAAGGTGCCGGGCTATCCAGCCCACACGATCATCGCCAAGAACTTCAATGGCGCCGCTGAGCCCTATGGTGAGGCCGTCGACTCGCCGACCTACGAGGACCTCATCTCGATCGGATACACCGACATGAGCAAGCTCGGCGAATCGGGTGGAGGTAGCGGTTCGATCCCTGTTGGTACTGTGCTCGAGCTCAGCCAGACCGCGAAGGTGATTGGGTAACATGCTCGACGGCTTGGGATTAGAGCACTGGGGGCCTACAACGCTCCTGGCAGCATTTGTCATGCTGGTGTTCCTCGGTGGTCTAATCCCTCGCTGGATGCATAACCAGCGTATTAAGGACAAAGACGAACAAATTGCGAGCCTGAAAGCGGCGCTTGACTGGCGCGATAGTCAGTTCGAGAGGCTCTTTGCTAGTAGCGAACTAACCATCAAGCTGCTCGAAGACCTCAAGGCTCAAGCCGTTGTGCAAGAGGCGAGGCATCCACAATGAATTGGAGAGCCCTGTTGTGGTGGAGAGATGGGTCTGGGGATAAGCTGGAGGCGGCACAACGTCTAGAGGCAGTCAAGGCCGATGACGTTCGCGTAGACAGGTTAGCCTATCGGGCAGCCAAAATCGTACGCGAGAACAATCTCGCACCTGATATTATGAAAGCTCTAGGGGTGCGTCGGCCATGATCTATAAAGTTCTAGCGTTCGTGATAACCGCGACAGGCTTCGCCGGGTGTACTATCTTCCTCGTCAACTACGTCTTGCGCACTCGGGGGGCCTGGCGAGACACTGAAGTCGGGCGCTACTTGGTGGTGGTCTACACCAATCTGGGTGCACTGTTCTTGGTGGTCATGGCCAACCAGCTGTTTGGGGATTGGCCACTGAGGTCGGTAGTTACGCTGGGATTATATCTGGCGTACGTTCTACAGACATGGTGGCCCCTACGGTTGTTGAGGATCGCACAAGAGCGGGAAGGTGCTGAACTAGGCAGGCATAGGAAGGAGGGTAATGACTGACTACCGGTACATCTACCACAAGCTCGGGACCGAGCAGGTCATTGCCGAGATTCCTTTGTTTGGTACGTACATGGACTTGGAGCTTAACAAGGGCGGACGCTGCGACGGTAGCTTCAGCTTGGACATGACTGGCTACGACAACCAGACTTTGATCGATGCTACCATTCCCGGCGAGTGTGGCCTCATCGTCGAGCGGAACGGTATTCCGATCTGGTCTGGATTCTGTTGGAGTCGTGTCTACCAAAGCCAGGCCAAGAGCGTGCAGATGTACCACCAGAGCTGGGAGAACTTTCCGCAGTACGAACTCAACCTGGACGACTTGTCTTACACAGACACTGAGCAGATCAGCATCTTCTACGACCTGTGGACACGCATGCAAGCTGTTACAGGCCGAAACATGAACATCAATATTGTTCCAGGCCCTTATCCTATGATCACGCCTAAGGACCTGGCTGCGCTTGCAACAGACTACAAGTACTACGGCGAGCTCATCTCGTCACTAGCTGATGCGGATGACGGCTTCGACTGGACGATCGACGTCTCCAAGTCAGGTAACCAGTATGTCAGGACGTTGCGCACAGGCTTCCCGCAGCTAGGTTCGACGGATCCCACGAAGCTCACGTTCGAATATCCTGGTAGCATTCTGAACTACTTTGCTACCGAGTCGATGTCGGGTGCTGGCACCAACGTGTTCATGCTTGGGGCTGGCTCAGGCTCCTCGATGCTGGCCGTTGAGAATCGGCAGGATCTAATGATCGCACAAGGCTTCCCTCGTTGGGACGTGACAGTTAGTCGCAAGGACGTTAACGACTTAGGTCTCCTCACTGGTCTGGCTGCACAAGCAGGTACCAACCTCAAGCCTCCCATGTTAGTGATCAAGCCGGAGTTCAAGTCGGACCATCAACCAGAGTTTGGAAGCTTCGGTCTCGGAGACGCAGGAACGCTCAACATCACCGATCCAAGATTCCCGAACGGCTTCCAGTTCCCGTGTCGTGTCGCGAAGTGGATGTTGCAGCCGCAGTCAGCAACGAATGTCGACTACTACAACATCATCATGGTAGGCGACAACCAGGATGGCTAGGAGGGTGACATGACAGGCAGGTATGAAACAGGTGATCAGACAGACTTGATCGCACGCCTCGCAGACCTCACAGCTCGAGTAGCTCGTCTCGAGCGAACCCCGCAAGCCGGAGCGACAAGCGTCGACCAAGGTACGTTCGTCGTCAACGATGCGGCAGGAGTTAGGCAGGTCGAACTTGGTCTACTCAGTGATGGTACCTACGGTCTGAACGTCAAAGAGACCGGGCAATCTTTCCACCAAGTACCTTACGTGTACACTGCTACTGTCTCGACAGGTGAAGTATGCTCAACTAACGTGTACAGTGACCTCGCGACGCCGGGGCCTTCCGTGATCGTACCGGTGAGGTCCAGCGGACGCATTCTGGTCATAGCGTCCGCCCAGCCTCAATGGGTGTTGCCGGGTGGTACCTTCATCACCGGTGATGGAAGATTCGACGTAGCATTCTCGGGAGCAAACACGAGAGTGCCCAACGAGCCTGTAGACCCTCTGGTTGGGCAGGCCAGCATTACCATTGGCAACGCGGCCGGTGTCTCCAACACGTACGCAACCTCACTCACGATGCAGTCATTGTTCGAAGGCTTGAACCCAGGCATTACAACCATCGCCATGAAGTTTGCACGTTCGAACTCAGTGTCAGCGGACCCGACGATATTCCGTAGGACGCTCACAGTCTTTGTGCTGTGAATAGACAGCTGGCCCGCAACCTGGACTCACCCTCCTCCGGTTGCGGGCCAGCGCTATCTATTCAGGTAGATGTACGACGTCGGTTGCGAGGGCTTCTGGCTTGAAGGGAAGGTAGAGGTGCTTCTCGCCAAGGACGAATGAGCGGTACTTGAGAAGGTGTGCAGTCGCGTCCATAGCGTGCCGCCGGCCAGGAACCCACAGGCCGAGCTTCTTGATCTTCGCGTCGTCCCAGAACGCCATGCCGGATGAAGCGGGTTGCGGAACAAGCTTGACGTAGTCTAGATCATCCGCCCAGTACTTCAAGGCGCCAACGACTTCTGCTGACGTGTACTCGATCTTGTCTCGCTCCCGCTCGTTGCGCCGGAACTCGAAAGGCTCGTACACGATGTGGATGGTCGGCTTCGCGATGAACGGTTGAACCGTTCTGGTGAGGCTTCCGATCTCTCGAAGTAGATGGCGAAGCTGAAAGCCTAACTCGCAGTTCTCGATCTCATGTCGCTCCCAGGTACCTTGCACGATCCTCGTTGCTGCTACCGGCCAGTAAGCGGCATAGCCCGTCGTACCTCCGGGGTCTATGGCGATGATCAGCTTCGGCGGTACATACAGAGTCGATCCCAATCCTGTTGTCATATGAGCACGTCAACCCCTCTTTGCAGCGTCTGTCCCTGTGGGCTTGTCTGATCCAACACGCTTAGATTCTAGAGAGACACATCAGGTCAGCAGTACACGTAGACGACGATTCCTTTAGTCTCTCTATAGTCTAACTCAGTTAGACTACACACTAGACGTTTGTGCTACCTAGTATTTCCTGTGCTTCGAGACGCGCCTTGAGATCGTCACGTATTCCCTCTAGCTCCGTGATCCTCGCCTCCACCTGAGCGAGCCGACGACGTAGAGAAGTACGGCCACGTAGTCTGACAATGATGTTGTCAGGCGCGAGGTTGGTCTTGTCTCCGTCTGCGAAGGTAGCGTACTCGTTCTCATGAAGCGGACGTCCGAGAGTCTCTTCCGCCACCAGTCGATGGACAAGTTCCCACTTCCCACTCTCGAGCTTCCGATACCGATAGCCGTTTGGAGAGACTCTCTCCGTGTCTACGTCTGATGCAACGCCTCTCACAGATCTCCCCAACTCTTCCCGTAGGAGAGGTCGACAGGGAAGGGAACGTACTCGGTGAACTTACGTCCTTCTTCCACCATGACCTCTCGGAGCATGTTGCCTACTTCTTCCCGTCTAGTTTCCGCACACTCGACAACGAGCGCATCGTGGATAGTAAGTCGGATGAAACCAAGACCTCTAAGCATCGGGCGCAGACGGATGAGGGCCGAGAGACATATGTCCGACGCAGTGGATTGAGGCAGATACGACAAAGCCTCATTCTCCACCTCTTTCTTGTTCTGGTCCGTGATCAACCAGAACCTACGACGGCGACCGAAAGGTGACACGAGTGGCTTGCCTGAAGCTACCAGCCTCTTGATCGAAGCCTGCCACTCCATGACGTTCGGGATCAGGTCGGTGAAGTCGTTGTACAGCTTCGCACCTTCTACTGGCGACAGGTTGTACTCCAGTGCGATGCTGTATGCTTCTCGGCCATACCCGATGCCGTAGAAGAACGCCTTGGTCCTAATGCGTTCCTCTTTGGCCCACTTGCCTGGTCCGTACAGTTGATCCGACAGCTCGTTGAAGAAGTCGTAGCCCGGTTCGTCTCGGCTCAAGATGTCTCGCAGGTAGTCGTCCTGAGCGAGGTAGGCCATGACTCGTGCCTCAGCCTGCTTGTAGTCGCACTGGATCAGTACGTTGTCAGGATGTGTGACACTAAACTGCCGTCGGATCTCCTTATCACGGACAATGTTCTGGAGATTCGGGTTTCGACTCGCAAGCCGTCCGGATGTTGTTCCGTGGAGAAGGTAAGTAGTGTAAATACGTCCGCGGTACAGTCTCTTCCGAATTCCAGCGATGTATGTACTGTAGAGCTTGTGCTGGCGTCGGTACCGAAGAAGAGCTGCGACAAAAGCCCTGGCGGCAGATTTCGGAGGCAGTCGGACGAGCAGGACTGAGAGTGTCTCCTCGTTCGTAGATGCAACCGTAACACGCTGCGACTCCAGATACTTCTTCACCTGCATTGGCGATCGAGGATTGATACCGAGCCATGCGCCGTCCGGATCGTGTCCAGTCGATGCATGGATGATCTCGTTCATCTCAGCTTCAATGACCTCAAGACGTGCCATGTATTCGTCAGAAAGCTTCGCCATGTACTCTCTGTCGATCGCGATGCCATTGAGCTCAAGGAACATGAGCTGGTTAGCGGCCCTGACAAGAAAGTCGTGTACCCCTCGGAGCCCTTCGCGATCCAGACTGCTTGAGAACAGCTCATACAGGGCCCAGGTGCACGCCACATCGTAGGCATTGTACTTGTAGAGAATCGGCCGAGGAATGTCGCCATAGTTTCCTCGGCGAGGCACGTACTTACGGATCTCTTCATCGTATTTCGGTGCCCCCAGCTTCTCTACCGCGAGGACCTTCAGCCCGTGGTTCCCAGGTCGCTCATCGAGAACGTAGGAAGCGAGCATGGTATCAAACCAGAGCTCGAGGCTTCCAAGCTTCGGATAAAGGCCCGC